CGTAAGGCTTCAACGAGGCGCCGACTCTGTGCCGCTCCGGTTCGATCCAACGGACCCAGATGTGGACTGGCGCGATCTGGCCGAACCGTTTGACATCAGCGAAACCCTGGCCAATGCCGTCGTTGGCCAGAACGATTATTACGATGAGCACGAGTATTACGACGAGCGTAACGACGAACAGTCACGCCGCTGCCGCTGGCGATCTGTTCGCAACTGGGCTGTGCGCAACCTGACCACACCACTGGATCTGGAGGTGGACCGTGGCTGAGCACACAACCTGGACATTAGTTTGGAGCCTCCGACGATGAGCCCCCCCGACTTCCGCGCCCTGTGCGCTGAGCTTGTTGACGAGCTGGACTATCAAACCAGCAACCATGAAGTGGACGAGCTGATCACTCGCGCCCGCGCCGCCCTGGCTGAGCCGGAGGGGAAGTGGCCGACGGATGAGGAGCTGATCGAGCCAATTATGTGGATGATTGATGAACTTGTTTACGACAAAGGTGAAATTGCGGAGATCTTGCGTGAGTTAATCGCCCGCTGGGGCCACCTCGCCACCCATCCCGCGCCGGAGCCCATCCCGGTGAGCGAGCGGCTGCCAGGTGAGAAGGATTGCAATGCGGAAGGAAGTTGTTGGCTGCTGCACGTTGACAAACTTGGCTTGTTTGAGTGGCATTTTTTGAACCGTTATCCAAGCCTTGATTCATACAGCTATTACGGATACACCCACTGGCTCCCCGCTCACGCCATCCCGCTGCCCCTGGCCGGGGAGGTGGAGGAATGAGCGCCCCCCTTTCCCCCGCTGCGCAGGCGGTTGAAACTGCTGTTTTGAAGGTTGCCAGCGCCCCTGGTTTTGAACGAGCTGGAGTGGGCAAATGACTGACCCCATCAATCCACCCGCCCCACCCAGCCGCGCCGCCCACCATCCCACCCCAACCATGAACATTCTTCAATCCATTCGCCGCGCCATTCGTGGCCCGATTATCCAATTCTTGGCCGGTAACGATGTGGTCGTTGTCGGCGATATTTGGTGCTCCACCACGGGCCCGGTCCTAGTTCAGGTGGAGGGGAATCGCGATGCGCTGTTCATCGGCAGCATCAGCACGCATGACGGACCCACGGTGATTATTCCCCGAGGCTGCAAGCCGCCAGCGCCGACAATGAATGGCGCGGCGAATGGACCCCCTTTCTCCCCCGCCGCGCAGGCGGTGAAAGACGCTGCGCTGGCAATGTACGACGTCAATGTACGCAGGCTGGCCTGGCCCCTGGATATGCCGGTGGTGGTTGCCGCCCTCTGCGCTGCTGCGGATCAGATGGTGCTGGAGGAGCCTGAAGCTGAAGACCTGATTGGCGACACGGAACACTTGAGCTTCACGAAAGGTGTTCTCGCTGCAGCGCATTTCCTGGATTTGATCGCCGCCGAGCTGGATAGGGCCGATGGCTAACACAACTCCCGCCGACCGTCTGGCCCTGGCGATGTGCCCTTACATAAAAGGCGTCTGCAAGGTTCCGGCCAGCGACTGCCGCCACTATTGCCGTCGCGACTCCGCCGCCGTCGCCCACGAACTAGCCGCCATCCTCAGGGAACACCATAGCTTCAGCTCAAAAGACGCAGCAGAAGAGGTTTCGTTTCTCATTGCTGAAATTCCTGCGCAGGAAACCGTGCAAACCGTGCAGGATGATAGTCATGGCTGAGCACTTTGACGAGCCCCAAGGTGAAGCTCGCAAGTCTGCCGAAAGCGCCAGCAAGCCCCGCCTTGACTTGCTGCCGCCACCAGCAGCCGACCCCTTCCGCCTTGGCAACGTCTGGCGATCCCCTCGCGGGAAGGATTGGCAGGTGGACAAGGTTGAAGGCGGGACAGGCGGAATCGCCAGGCTGCGAGCCCTGCACAACCGGCACTCAACCCAGTGGCGCGGGATATGGGAAACAGGCAAAGACATGACCAACGCATGGGAACGGCTTGAGTCCGCTGCTGATCCGGTTACCTATTCATGACCACCCCTAAGCGCCCCGGCTGGGGCCTTCGCATCCTCAAGGTGCGCAACACCACCGGCATCCCCGAGGCTCTGATCCTCCCCGCCGATCACGAAGCACCCTTCTGGACCGACCTCCGCCAGATCGCCCAGCACCAAGCCCGCACCATCTACCAACCCCGATGATCCTCGCCGACTTCCAGATTCGTGCCCTGTGCGAAACCGGCATGGTCAGCCCCTTTGATCCCGCCCTGGTCAACCCCGCAAGCCTGGACCTACGCCTGGGCTCAAACATCCTGATCGAGTCCAGCGAGGGGCCAGGCCTTGTGCCCCTCTCCATCGCTGACTACACCGCAGACGACCCTTACCGCTTGGTGCCGGGGCAGTTCGTACTCGCAGAGGGTGAGCCCATCTTCAATCTGCCTAAGTGCATCGCCGCTCAGTTTGTCCTTAAGTCCTCCCGCGCTCGCGAAGGTCTGCAGCACCTGCAAGCCGGATGGTGCGACCCCGGCTGGAACGGCTCACGCCTCACCCTGGAGCTGAAAAACGTCCGCCAGCTCCACTGGGTTGGCATCTACCCAGGTCTGAAGATCGGGCAGATGAAGTTCATGCGCATGGACTCGATGCCCCTTGCGTCCTATGCGGAGGTTGGCCGCTACAACGGGGATGCGACCGTCACTGCGTCGCGTGGGTAGCCGTTGCCGTTCCCAAACGGCAGTAATGGCTTAGACTATGCGCGACCGCAACGCTGCGTTATCTCCTGTGTCAGCCGGTGGCCGCCCATCCTTGCTGACAGCCGCCATGGTCAAAGGGGCTGGAACCATGGCGGCAGCAGGAGCGACCGTGACGATGATCGCGGCAAGCCTTGGCATTAGCAGGAAAACTGCCCACTGTTGGATCAGAGAGGGGCAAGACCTTCCAGATAGTGATCTGCGAGCACAGTTTCGTAACACCATCCATGAAGGATGGTTAAATACGGGCAAAAACTACCTTTCCAACCTTAAGGAACAATCCTCCAACGGCAGCACAACCGCTGCCACCTGGTTCCTGACGCATCACCCCTTCTTCCGCGACGACTTCTCCGACGCTGCCGCCGAACGCCGCACCGAACGCAAGACCGTGGCCCAGGTGATGGATGCTCTCGCCTCTGCGGGGCTCACGCCAGACGATGAGCGCCGGGTGCTGCTGCAGATCCAGGCCCGTGGCCTTGGGACGCCTCCTGCGGATGAGGGGGAACCGTGACCGATCTCGTCCGCACCCTGCTGGCACGACGGCCCTATGTGAGTGAAAGCACCCTGCTCGATTGCCTGGAGCTGGCCGAATGGCTCGGCTTGCGCATCGCGGCAGGCATTGTCCCGGAGATCACCACCGCCGAGATGATGACCCGGTGGCAGTGTTCGCAGTCCACCGTGAGCAGGCGGATTGCAGCATTACGTGAGCATCAGTTGATTGAGGTTACGGACCACCCAGGGCCCGGCGCCTATTGGGCGGTGTATCGCGTGGGGCCGGTGGGATGACGCTCGCCGCCCCCTTCCCCTACTTCGGTGGCAAGCGCCGCGCTGCCGCCCGCATCTGGCAAGCCCTCGGCGATCCCGCTGGCTACGTCGAGCCGTTTGCCGGATCGGCTGCTGTGCTGCTGGCCCGGCCTGCATTCACCGGCCGCCGGGTGGAGACGCTGAACGATGCTGACGGCTGGCTGGTGAACACCTGGCGCGCCATTCAGCTCAGCCCTGCCGAGGTTGCCCGGCACGCATGGGGGCCAGTGGCTGAGATCGACTATCACGCCCGGCTTGCCTGGCTGCAGAAGCGCCGCACGCCCGATCTGGTGGCGTGGCTGGAAGGCGATCCCGAGGCGCACGACGCAAAGGCTGCCGGGTGGTGGCTCTACGTGATGGCCTGCGGCATCGGCGACCCGTTCGGCCCTGGTCCCTGGCGGGTGGTGGAGGGCCATCTCCGCAAGCTGCCGCACCTCGCAAATGCGGGGCAGGGCGTGAACCGTGAGCTGCCGCACCTCGGGGATGCGGGGCAGGGCGTGAACCGTGAGCTGCCGCACCTCGGGGATGCGGGGAAGGGCGTGAACCGTGAGCTGCCGCACCTCGGGGATGCGGGGAAGGGCCAGCTTGAGAGCTACATGGGGCAGCTTGCTGATCGTCTCCGCCGCGTGCGCATCACCTGCGGTTCATGGGAGCGGGTGGTCAAGCCATCGGTCACCCGCAGCGGCACAGGTGGTGATGGCACGCGGGCGATCTTCCTGGATCCGCCCTATGCCACCTCCGGTGATCTCTACGCCCACGTGGATGCCGATGTGGGCCTGGCCGTACGCGAATGGTGTGCCACGGCGCCGCGTGAGCTGCGCGTGATCCTCTGCGGCTATGACACCGAGCACGATGCCCTGCTGGCTCACGGGTGGACCGTCACCGAGGGAAAGGCAGGAAGAGGGGCGGGCTACAGCACCAACGGGCTGAACGGCCGCCGGGAGCGGCTGTGGCTATCGCCCGCGTGCATCGGCAGCCAGCAGCGCAGCTTGCTGGAGGTATTAAGCGCATGACTCCCATCCGCGCCCCTGACCCCTCCTCGCGCCTCGCCGTGTTGGAGCTGGAGCGCGATGCCAACACCAGCAAGACCCAGGCCCCCATCGCCGGCACCTTTAAGGAGTACATCTGTTCGGTCTGCCCCAGCTTCCCCTGGAGCCCACACACCCACCGCCTAGTGGCACTGGCCCAGCGCGTCGCCGATGGCGAGATCCGACGCCTGATGGTGGAGCTCCCCCCGCGCCACTACAAGAGCACCATCTTCTCAATCTTCCTGCCGGGCTACTTCCTGCGCCGCTACCCGAACCGCTCGGTCGGCATCGGCTGCCACACCGCCACCCTTGCCGAGGGCTTCTCCCAGGATGCCCGCGACTATTTCACCGCATCAGGCGGCGCCTTGTCGCCCACCTCAGGTGGTGTGAAAAAGTGGGGCACCTCCGGCATCGGTGGCCTGTGGACCGCTGGAGTAGGAGGCGGCACCGGCAACCCTGGCGACCTGATCGTGGTGGATGACCCGATTAAATCCCGCGAGATGGCCGACTCCGCCGCCTGGCGCCGTCAGGTTCATTCGTGGTGGGATTCGGTGCTGAGCACACGGGAAGAACCGGGCAACGCAGTGGTGATCGTTCACACCCGCTGGCACAGCAACGACCTGATCGGTTACCTGCTGACCAAGAACGAGGAACTGGAGAAGGAGGGACTCATTGCCCAATGCGAGCCCTGGCATGTGGTTTCAATGCCGATCGAGGCCACCCCTGCCAACGCGATCAAGCCCCTCCCCCGCACGGTCAACCGTGAGCAGGACGACCGAGCCCCTGGCCAGGCCCTCGACCCGACCCGCTTTGATGAGGCCTGGATCGAGCGCAAGCGGGCCAACACCCCCCGCCGTGACTGGGAGGCGATCTACCAGCAGTCCCCCACCGAAAGCGCCGGGACCATCTTCAGCCGCGACACCCTGCGGTTCTACGTGCTGCCCGGTCAGGAGGCCCAGGAGGGCGATGTGCTGTTACCTGAGTACGGCATCCGCAAGCTGGCCTCAGTGGACGCCACCTTCAAGGATTCGGCAGGGTCCGACATGGTGGGCATCGGCCTATGGCTGCAGACCCAGGAAGGCATGTTCCGGGTCGATCAGGTTAACCGCCGCATGGGCTTCACTGACACCCTCAACATGCTTCGCCGCCTGCAGCCGGTCTGGGGATTCAATGAGCTGTTGATTGAGGACAAGGCCAACGGCCCCGCGATCATCGACTCCTTGAAGCGGGAAGCGGCCTATGCGGTGCGTGCCGTCAACCCCCTCGGCGGCAAGGTGGCCCGTGCTGAGGCGGCTGCGGTGATGTTCCGCCAGGGGCGCGTGTTCCTGCCGCGCCATTCCCCTTGGCTCAGCGAGTACGTGGGCCAGCTTTTGGGCTTCCCCTCAGGCACCTTTGATGACCTAGTGGATGAAACCACGCAGGCCCTCAACTTCTGCGCTGGCACCGGCCCGATGAAGGTGACCACCGCAACCTATGGCCACGGCCTCCCGCAGCAGCAGCCGGAGCCCCCACCACCCCGGCACCGATCCGCTATCCCCGGCTTCCGATGACGACCATCACCACGCCACAGCGCAAGCGGGCCCGTACAGCGGCACCGCTAGAGCAACCGACCAAGCCAGGCTCACCGCCCCGCACCGAGCTATCCGAGCGGCTGATCACCGAGAACCAGGGGCTAGCTGAGGCAGCCGCTGCTAAATGGTCGCGCCGCTGCTCCCGCCCCTTTGAGGACTTCATAGGCCCTGCCCTAGAAGGGCTGATTAACGGGTGCCGCCGCTATGACCCCGAGCGGATCAACCCTGGCACTAATCGCCCCTATGCGCTTTCGACCTGCGTGTGCATGTTCATTGACGGGGCCATCAAGCATCACATCAGGGACCACGGCTACGACGTGAAGATGCCTGCCAAGTGGCGTGAGTATTACCCCAAGGTCCGGCGCCTCCTGGCCGAGGGTCAGACCCTGGCCCAAGTTGCAACGGCCCTGCCGATGTTTGAGCAAGACGAGATTGTGGAGATGATGGGCGGCATGGTGGGCACCATCGAGCTGGAAGACGAGCTGACCCTATTCAGCCAACATCAGCCCCAGGCCACAGAGGCAGCCCTGGCCCCGGCCCTTTATGGCCTCAGTGAAGCGGCCTTCACCAACCTGCGCCCCGCTGACCGTGGCCTTCTAGAGCGATGGGCAGCCGATCCGTTCAAGAGGCCCTATCCCTCGGGGCCGATGCTTCAATTCCACAACCGTCTGAAGGCCCAGCTACGGGGCCGCACCCTGGAGCAGTTTCGCCAGGGGCTATTAGGGCTTAATGTTGCCACCGTTGCCCCGGTGCCCCGTGAGCGACGCCCTCGCCAGCCCAGACCCGCACCGGTTGAGGTGGTGCAGCCCTCGCTGTTCGCCCGCCGCAAGCCCCATCCCAAGGCTGTGAAGCTCTGAGGCGGAAAGCTCCAACAGCAGGCAAAGAGTACGGGCAGCGGTGCGATCTGATCATCCTGGAACCGACCCGAAACTGCCAAGTTTCCAGCATCCAATCTTGCGCGAACACGCTGAAGATCTACAGCGAGCTTATGACGCCTGGTATTGCCTTAAGGATGGGGAGACAAAAAAGAAATACCTGCCCAAGGAGCCAGCAGAACCAGATCCTGCTTATAGGGGGCGCTTAGGTCGTGCGGTGTTCAGCGACTTTTTCAAGGCCGGCATTGAAACCTTTGCAGGGGTGCTATCGCGCAGTGAGCTGAGGGACCCTCCAGCCAGCTTTGCGAAGGCCCAAGACAACGTAGACCTAGAAGGTAACAGCCTGCAGGCCTTCTGGTTGACTGTTGATGCCCTCTGCCTGAGAGATGGCGGGGTGCCGATCCTTGTCGAGATGCCCGATGGCCAGCCCACCGATGGGGCTAGCGAGGCTGCCCTAAAGCGGCGCCCGTATCTGGTTAACCGCACCCGTTCAACCTGCCTGAATTGGCGAACAGCGATCGTAGATTCGGTAGAGGTGGTGACGCGCTGCACCTTCCTGGAATGGGCCGAGGTGGATGATCCTGATGGCGACTTTGGGGTGAAATATGAGGAGCGTTACCGGGTGATCGAACCGGGAAAGTGGACTTTGTACAAATTGACCAAGCGAGCTGATGGCAGCTTGACGCTGGACGAGGAGGCAAACGGCCAGTACCTGGATTCCAAGCAGCAACCCCTGACTGTCTGCCCGGTGGTTTGGTATCCCGCCGAGAAGGCAGGCTTCGGGAAAGGTGGGCCGCCCCTGCGGCAGGTGGTGGAGCACTGCATTGAGCACTACCAGATGCGCTCCGACCTGAAGGAGAAAACCCACAAGTGCGCCATGCCGGTGCCGGTAAGGAAAGGTGCCCCGCCCCCGATGCCTGGCCAGCCTGCTACGCCCCTAGTGATCGGGCCCAACACCGCCATCGACGTGGATAAGGATGGCGATTTCAAGTTCGCCGAGCCTGATGGAAGCTCCTTGGCTGAGCAGCGGGCGCAGATCAAGGAAGTGGAAGACCTGATCAATCAACAACTGCTCGGCTTTCTAAGTGGTGACAGCAAGATGACCAAGACTGCCACCCAGGCTCAGCTAGAGGGCGGTCGAGCCCAGGTGAGCATTAAGGCGATGGGTGAGCGCAAGAGAAGCGTGATGCAGTCAATCCTGGCGATCTGGTGCCTCTACACAGGGGAGGAGCTATCGGTAGGGGCTGGGCTGACGATGGACGAGAACGCCTACGACGCCCCCCTTGACGCGCAATCAGCGGCGCAACTGCAGGCCTTAGCCGGCGGTGTCGAGCTGATCAGCCAAGAGAGCGCGGTGGAGGAACTGCAACGCGGTGGCTTCAACCGGGCCACCAGCAGCGTGGAGGATGAGATGGCTAGGATCCGTGCCGAGCGGCCAATGCTGGGGGCACCGACTCCGGGGCGGAATGACACGACCACGCCGCTGGCATGACAAGCAAAACACGCTCCCGTCTTCTGCATCTGGTTGTTGGGAGGTGCATTACGATTACTGTCCAACGACTTTCGCGCAGCCATCAGCGCTTGCTAATATCTAACTGTTCTCTAAATGGAGTGAAGCTGTGGAACGCCTAGAGCAAAGCTCGATCCAAGAAGCATTTTCGGTTGTGGGGCTTCCGACAGATTCTCTCCCTAACTATTCAACCCCTCAAGACTTCGCAAAAGGTTTCCGACGATGCTCTATTCTTGAATACAAGCAAGTCTCTTATTCAAGCTCGATATCGCCCCAAGAACCGATCCCTTCAACCTTGAAGCGCTGATGCCAAGTTGGAACGATATTCTTGTAGAGATTAATGCATGTCCGCTTGAAAGCCCGCTTGACAAGGTTAGGCGAAAGTACTTACTGAAACTTAGTGAGCATACTGGCCGAAATGTCATTGCTTATTATTCCGGATTTCTTCAGAAGCCAGGAGTCGGCAATACCCAGATTAACGACGATGACAAGAATGGCTTCATGGCAACAATCCATACTCTTGATCGCAGCAAGGGTCTCGATCTGATATTGCACACGCCGGATGTGACCATGCCGCTGGATCAGGGGCAGCCGATGCCACCGGGAGCGTGAGCGGAAAGCTAAGCCGTTACCCCCAAAGGGCACCATGACTCCAGCGGAACAGCTTTACGAAGCGATCAGCACCGCCATCTCCGAATCGCTGTGCAGCCTGTTTGAGGTGATCGGCGTGCTGGAACTGGCCAAGCAGGAACTGGTGCTCGCCAGCTTTGACGAGGATTCCGACGATGAGGAGGAGGCGTTTGGTGAAGGCTGAAATCCTTGCCGATGGCACTTTGGTTATCAAGCCTGAAACCCCAACTGAGGCATATGCGCTGAGGTGCTGGCACAACGAAAAGCCCAGTGGTGTCATCCATTGTGACTGGGACATAACTCAGGCAATAGCCGCAAGTGAATAACCCATGGCCCAGGGCGACCGCATCATCAGCAGCGTTGATTCCTACGCCGCCATCCTTGACGAGCTGGAGGGGCGGATGGTGGAGAACACCACCGCCATGCTCCGCACCGCCCTGGACCGGGTGCTGGGTGACCTAAAGCGGCACTACGCCGCCTACCTCAACGCCGTAGGTCCCGAGGCACTGGACCCCGAGGGAAACACCATCAGGGCCCCCGGTGCCTACAGCTCAGCCGAGGCCACCGCCAAATACAGAGCCATCCTGCGGGATGCTCAGCAGTTCCTGCCGCCTGAAGAGATCGCAGCTTGGCAGCGTCGGTTCACCACCGATCTGGTTGAGGCCCTTTCGGTTGGCGGTGAAGCGGCAGCCTCCCTGCAAGGGATCGTGAGCGGTGCTACGGCTCAATTCGCTGGGGCCAACCCGCTAGCGATCCGTGCTGCTACCCAGGCTGCTACCGCCTTCATGGAAGGCGAGGCCGCCAGGTTTCGCGATCAGATCAGCCAGATCGTCAGCGAAGGAGTTGCCCGTGGCTGGGGCCCTAAGCGGCTAGAGCGGCAGATCGTTGGGGCCCTGGAGGGCACAACCGACGTAGGAGGTAAGACAGCCCGCATGGGGCTTCGGCAGCGGGCTGAGGTGATCGCCCGCACCGAGCTGGCTAATGCCTATGTCAAGGGTGCCATCGACCACAACCTAAAAGAAGGCTTCGCGTTCATCCGCTGGGTTGCTGCTACCGATGAGCGTGCCTGTCGGTGGTGTCTCAGCCGCCATGGGCAAATCTTCCCGGCGGATCAGGTGGTGATCCCTGCCCACCCGCAATGCCGCTGCACACCAGTTCCGGTCAATACCGATGACGTACTAGAAAGCGACCCCGTGATTCGGGACACCATGCTCGATAACGAGTTCTGGCGAGAGGAGCAAGCAGCAGGGGTCAAGGCCCTAGCCAAGGCGGAAGGGATCAGCGAGGAACGTGCGCGGGGCTTGCTGCAGCGAGCCCTGACGGCCCCCACTGCTAGCGAGCGGTATCTGTTCCCCGATCGCAAAGCAAGCGTCAGCCCCTCAACAACTCTCGATGCCCCAACGGATGGGCGGACGTTCAGCGAGGCAGTGGGGGAGCTGGCCGTCAGGAGCGCGGCGGCTAGGGGGTGATAGGCGAAGGCCGAATCCGGGTCGGTTTGGTGATGGAAAGCTAAGCCGTAAGACACCACACGCCGACCCTCTACCGATGAAGCCAGACATTGCCATGCGCGGTGGCTCCGAGCTGCTGCATCAAATCAAAAGCGGAGGCCTTGACCCTGCTGACGCTGCAACTTACGCTAGCCTAATTATAACTGCAGACGACAAAGGGCAGGTTCAGCTAGGCAACGGCATTCCTTACTCATTCTCAGTTCAACGACTAATCGCGCTCAATTTCTGCGCACGAATCAGCCCATCGGTTCTTATGCTGAACCCCCACGTAGCCCAGCTAGGCGCTACCCCAAGCAAGCGCGGTCAACTCCGCAAAGCATTCCGTCAACTTGTGGGAGCTTAATCAATGTATTACCCTAAGGATAATGTAGAGCAGCCGCTCTACGTGATTACTCCACTATTCAACCCTCAACGCTATAAAAGGCGGTGGAAGTTATGGGCAGACTTTCAGAAGCATGTGCGCGACGCGGGCGCCGTGCTGCTCACGGTTGAGTGCTCGTTTGGAGAGCGCACCAGTGCGGCAGATGATTGGGCGTATCCGAATGATTCTAAAGAAGACCCCACCTTCACCAGCTTTGGCCCAGCTCCCGTGCCTGCTGCGGCTAAGATGCCGCCAAATAGATTGAAGCAGGACTACATCAAGGTCCGGTGCGATTATGAGCAGGAAATATGGACGAAAGAATCCCTACTCAACGTCGCCTTGCAGCACCTTCCACCTGACTGGAAATACGTTGCCTGGATTGATTCAGACGTGCTGTTCAGTAGGCCTGATTGGGTTTCCGAAACCCTGCATCAGTTGCAGCATTACCATGTAGTGCAGATGTTCAGTGTTGCGCTGGACCTGTCACCGAAGTACGAGCCAATCGCAGCCCACCACTCGTTTGTCCACAGCTATCAGCAAGGGCTGGTGCCGCCTGATTCAGGCGATTACTACGGCGGTGGTAATGACGGCAAGTCCGTTGTTAATCGCTGGCACAGTGGCTACGCCTGGGCAGCCAGACGGGAGGCTTTAGATATTGTTGGAGGCTTCATGGATTTCCCAATCCTCGGCGCTGCTGATCACCACATGGCCAAAGCCTTGATCGGTCGTGGCCAAGAAAGCGTCCACAAAGATATTCACCCCAACTATCGGGCTGCCGTGATGGCTTGGCAGGATAGAGCCGAGCGACACATTAAACGCAATGTAGGTTGCGTTGATGGAACCCTGCTGCACTATTGGCATGGCTCTAAGGTTAATCGGCGCTATGTGGATCGCTGGAAAATCTTAGTTGAAAACAACTTTGATCCTCAGGTTGACATCTACAAAGACACCAGAGGGATCTACAGGCTAAGCGGTAACAAGCCCCGCCTCAGGGACCAGATCCGCGCCTATTTCCGCCAACGGAATGAGGATGGCATCGACATGCAGGATGGCGACGACAAGCTCGGGCTGCTATCAAACCATGATCACTTAGTGCCCTGGTAGGCGCTAGCCCTAGCCAAACCCGATGTGGAGCCATTGCTTGGGCTCGATCGTCAGCGGGGCTGGGTGAAACTGGCGGCGGCGCTGCAGTTGCCCCTCGGTGATGGGGAGAAGCTCACTGCGCTCACCACGCGGCCCCTTATCGTCACGGCCCACGACGCTGATCACCTCTCCTGTGTTGAGGTCGCAGGACACCACCCCAGGCAGGCAGTTCCCTAGGCGGTCGCGGACAATGGCTCCGTTGGGGTAACGCTCCCAGATTTCAGAGGCGGTGGTCAGCATCGGTGGTCAGTAATGGGTGCCGGAGGTGACATCGGCCCCTGCGCTGAACAAGGACCCTCCGGCTTGCGTATCCTAAGCCACTGCGGTTCCCTAAGCAAACTGGCAAGCTAAGGAAACGCAACACGCGCCATGCCCCTTGATCTACGGGCGTTTCTCACCCTCCACGCCACGGTCGGCGCTCGGGATGAGGAGGCCACCCGCCAGGTGCTGCGTGATGTGGCCCTGAACCTGGAGCGCAAAACCGCGCACAAGATCGTCACAATGCTGGAGCGGTCGATCAGCGTGGGCGCTCGCGTCTGGCTGCAGAGGCTGGCGTAAAACCATGTCAGAGCGCACCTTTCAATGCAGGCGAAACAGTGCTTGCAGGGCATGGATTGTGGAAAGCGCGATCGAGTGGCAGGTAGAAGCGGGCAAGCGGCGACCCTTCTGCCTGCCGGGCATGTGTCCCAATAACAAGCGCAGCGATACCTCAGAGGATCTGCTGGCGCTGCAGCTTGATGCCCGCAGGCTCAGAGCTGAGGTGAGGGATGCCAAGGCATCGGCAGAGCGTGCATTAGCCAAGCTGGAAACGGTGCAGGATGCGCTAACGGTGGCCCTAGAGATCAGGGACATTTTTGATCAGGGCACGATTGAGCTGCCGGAAGATCCCGAGCAAGAGGAAGCGGCACCGATCCTGATGATTAGCGATATTCACTGCGGCATGGTGGTAAAGCCTTCAGCGGTCAACGAACTCAACGAGTTCAACCCGGACATTTTCGATGATCGGCTTGATGCGGTATTCCGCAATGCCCTAAAGATCATTAACGGCCAACGCAACACCATGACCATCCGCGAGGGTGTGGTGTGGCTCGGCGGCGACATGATCGAAGGTGAGCTGCACAACGACGCTGTGCAGAACCAAACCCTGACCACCACGCAGCAGATCGTACGGTGTCAGTTAGCCCTGGTGCGGGGCTTTGATTACCTGCTAGCCCACTCGGATCTAGAGCGGATCATCGTGCCCTGCAACGTGGGAAACCATGACAGAACCACGAAAAAACAGCAGAGCAACGCTACCGAGAACAGCTTTGCCCATTTGATGTATCACAACCTGCGACGCCACTACAGGGACCAGCCGCGCCTGGTGTGGCAGATCGCTGATGCCGACTGCCTTTACCTCGATCTATACGACAAGCGGATCAGGTTCTTTCACGGTGATTCCGTCAAATACAACGGTGGCGCTGCTGGCCCGCTATGGAACGTGGACAAGCACGTTAAGAACCTCGATCAGAGCATCCCAGCCGACAACACCTTTCACGGTCACTTCCACACCCTGAGCTTTGGTAGGGCTACCGGAAATGGCAGCCTCCCAGGTTGCGCTCCCTACGGGCACCGCCAGGGCTATAGGCCCGAGCGACCGCAGCAGGGAATGCGCTTCCTGCACAGCTCTATGGGTTTCGTTGGTTCATTCCCGGTCTTTACCGAGTAACACGTGTCCTATCGGATTGAAGGATCAGAGCTTGTTTCCAAACGTGTTACCAAAAACAGCTTCAGGCGGGAGATTATCAACAACTGGGAGGGATGCTGCGCATACTGCGGCAGCCAACCCGAGAAGATCACGCTTGATCATGTGATCCCCAAGGTCAAGGGAGGCATGACGGTCCCCTCTAATCTTGTGCCTGCCTGTGCTGGCTGCAACGTCAGCAAGAACCACTGCGACGTTTGGCAGTGGTATCAGGCTCAGCCGTTCCACACCGCCGCCAGGGAGCAGCAGATCAGGAGCTGGATTGATCAGAGCTGATCACTTCGCCTTCATGCTGCCGCCCTTTGCTGGCTTGCCTTTTTTGGCCATCGCTGGCTTCTGGCCCTTGGCAGTGCCCTTGGCACCTTTGCCCATTGCCATGGAGCCCTTGCCTGCTTTGTCGTTGTACACGGGGAACCCGATCACTACCGGAGCTTTCCCGGAAACCTGAGCCAGATCATGCGGCGCTATGGCTATCCCCACCCTCAACAACCTGTGGCGGATCACCCCAAAGGATGACCGTGAGCTGATTCGTGGCTATGCGGGCTGGCCCTTGTCGGTAACCAACCTCACCGAGCTGACCTCAATCCTCAACCGAGTAGCGATCACCTCCGCCCCTGCTGTTCGGCAGGTACAGCAATGGATCGACGAGATCGAGACCCTAGAGAGCGACTACGCCGATCAGGTGGAAAACGGGACGGCGCACCTCAACAATGCGGCGAGCTACGAAGGCCCAACCCCTGGCAAGACCCTCAGCCGCGACGACCTGAAGAAGAAGGCCGACGTCCTGGAGTGGGACACCAGCCTGCTGCGGGTCAAGTACGAATCGGGCGGCGCTGGTGGGACGGCAGGCGCCGTGCTCGGCGGTCGTTTGGTCACCTTAAAAGGGCGGATCTTCCAGGCCCTGGGGATCGAGCCGGTCAGCGGCGCCGGAAGCGGCATGGCAACCCTGGTGCGTAGCTGATGGCCACCGACTTCGCCCCCTACGCCAACCTGCGGATGCTGTGGCAACCGCCGGGCACGATCACCAACTTCCGTGCGGGAGTGCCTGCTGCTGGCCCTGCGGTGGTAATCGAGGCTTTTGCAAAGGCCAAAGGCCGCAGCGAGCAGGATCTGCCAGGGGTTAAGGCTGGTGACCTGATCCTGGAGGGCTATCTGACCCGTTGGGCGCTGCTAGGCAATGCGAGCTGGCTGGTGGCTGGTGCCTCGCTGAGCTGGAACGACACGGGCTACCGGCCCGCTGGGATGCTGCCAGGCGCTACCGGGCAGGCGGTGCTTACGAACCTCACCATGCTGCCCACGTTGGCCGATGGTGCCGAACAGGGGAAACTGAGGATGCTGGAGCTGAGCCAGCCGTTCGGGGTCGGCGGCATTGGGATTGAGCTACGCGAGGCCCTAGGGGACAAGTTCAGGGCTGCCCTGTCTACCGCGATCTGATCCGACTAAGGAACAAACCAAGGAACAAACCAAGAAAGAACCATGAGCATCCGAGTTGAAACACAAGTAAGCGGCCCCGGACCTGGGGAGTTGAGCGGGATGCTGCAGAAAATCAGCCGCGAGACCCTTGCTGAGTTGTTCGGTCGTTATCAGGCATCGTTCAACCCCTCGGCATGGAACTGGCCACGCGATACGAAGCGCCGGGTGGGCACGGTCGGGAGCCCGCGCAACATCGTGGACACCGGCACCCTGCGTCAAAGCGGCACCTACACATTCACCGACTCCTACAGCATGGAGGCCCGCTGGAGCGCCGATTACGCCACCGCCGTACATGAGGGCGCCCGCCTCCGCAATGGCACCATCCTTCCGGCTAGGCCCTGGACTGATGCGGTCAGGGGCACGGTGCAGGTATCAGGGATTGAGCCGTTCCCTCTCGGTGACCGGCTGCGCACAAGGATTCAAAGGGCAATCACGGGTCTGTAAGCCGGAAAGCTAAGCCGTTCGGTCAGGCTGACCCGTGCCCCTTCCCTTTGTTACCGCGCCAGAGATCAAGGTTGAGCAGGTGGGGGATGAAACCACCGGCATCCTGCAATTTCCTGTCTTCAATGCACTGCTAGCCGGGGAGCGGATGCTGCTTGATGAGATCGACTACCAAAGCACGGTGAACGAGCAGACCCACCGGCTGGCCAGCATCATCCGCGAAATGGACGACCTACCCGAGGCCGATGCCAACCTAGTGGCCGCTCGCCTGATGGCTAAGCACATCGGGATCCCCGTAGAGCTGGAGCCACTGGAAGACACCATTCGGCAAAGAGAGCATCGGTTGATCCGTGAAATTGACAATCGCCTTTCCCTACAGAATGAGGCACAAGTCACCCGCCTTGTCACCGCCGCGATTGTCTACCGCCTCGGCAAGGTGGACCCCGATTGCGCAGCGTGGACCGATGACGACACCCGCAGCTTGACCGAGCCCCTCCGTAACGCCATCTACGCCTTCATGCTCAAAGAGCAGCGTGGTGGAGCAGCACCGGCTGATCCTGCGGCAGCGTTGCAGCTAATGGCCGACAGCCTGGGAAAGCCCAGCCTGCTCCCACCGACTGGGGAGCTATCTTCTGGCGCTTGCAAGACTTCTGGCCCCACAACCCAGAGTTCAGCCGAGAGCAATTCGCCTGGTGCCCCGAAACCGTCATCTGCTCGGCGCTTGAAGAAGGAGCCAGGCTCCTGAGGGAGCGACTGCACGCAGCAGAACGCCCGATTGCCAACCTCCACGCCTGGTACGCGACCGCTCATCGGGACTCCGATCAGCGCCGCGAGCCGTTCTCGATGGAGGAGTTCTGTTGGTTCCTGCCGCCTAAAGATCGGGAGAAGGCCCAGGCACCCCCTTCTGCAGCCGGTGCGGCGATGCTGGCCCTATGCGAGCTACATCAGGTGCCAGGGTTTGCGATGGCCTTCTACGACGCCCTGGCCACTGCCGGGGAGGGAACGCCACCACCTTCGCTGCTAGCCCTACTGGCAGAGGATGCCCTACTGCTCGCCCCGGTTGAACATCAAGACGGCTGGCGGGGTCTACTGCTAGCAGAGGACAGTGCAGCAGGACAAGAGCGAATCTTTAGGTTGGCGGATGATCCTCAGCGGCTGGTGACCCTGTTGGTACCGATCGCTCCCGATGCCGCAACGCCAGCATGGGCGGCGGCAGATTCATGGCTGCCCATCGTTCAATCTCTAAGTAGCACACCTCCACTGCCTGCGCTGCTGCCTGAATCGTTGTGAAGTAGCCCAGCGACCAGCGCCTCCCAGCCCACCACACGCGGGCTTGGTACGGGCGCCGGTTGGCGTGGGGGCAATGAGAAACGCCGCGAGGGTAAGAAGCCATGCCACAGCTTTCCCGCCTAAGCCGCTGAGAAGGCTTAAGCCGTGGGGAAACCTGCGACGTACCCCCACCGGCAATGCCGGAACCACCATGCCTCAAACTTGGGAACAGGCTTACGGATTCAGGTTTTTCTTTGTGCCGATGAAGGCGGCTTCAGTAGACCTAAACACGGTGACCGGCGGCGGCCTCGGCACCGGCAAATTTATTGACAACACCAGCACGCAAAGCTCTTCCGCCACGGTGATCACCGCCGGAACCGGTGACACCTTTGCGCTTGGGGTTGGCACTAAAGCGATTACCAATGCCGTCTCTACTTCCACCACCGCAACCCTGACCTTCGCTGCTGCTCATGGCATCACCGTAGGCAAGCGGATCGCTGTTAGAGACTTACCTGCTCCCTTCACCACCCTAAATGGTTCGTTTGTGGTGACAGCGGTTACGACTTCTTCACCGTTCACCCTGACCTATGCCCTGACCGGTTCTGCGATCACCACTGCTGCTGTAACTGCTGGTGTGGTAGCCCCTTCGCTGCTGCTCGATGGCACCGATGCTCCGTTCCGCCTGTTGGGATTGACCAACATCCAGCCGAACAACAGCACCAACAAAGAAAGCGTCATCATTTACGATGACGAATCAGGCAGCTATGACACCCCGATCCCCCTTTCGCGCACCAAGGACTGGAGCCTGGAAGGTGCGATGAACTACGCCGACCCCGCTTGGCGAGCGATGCGGTTTTGCGAGGAGTTCAACGTCAGCGAGAAGCTGATGGTGAAGTACGCCGTCATCGGCCCCAATAACGGTAAGCAGGTGGAGTACGGCTACGGATTCTTTGAGAACTACCAGCCCCAGCAAACGGCCGGCACCGTGATCAAGTTCCAGGTGTCCATGGCCGGTTACGGCAAGGTGGGCCTGGATCTGCTCTGATCGGCAAACAACGGGAATCCCGGTGTTTGATTCATTGCCCCGGTTCTGCCGGGGCTTTTTCATACCTCAGCGCCAAACGGCTGGCTGACCCGCTCCATGCGCTTGGCCCAGGTGTCGCCACCCTCGCTGCCCTTGAGCGGGTTGATGCAGTTCGGGTCGTTGACCATGTTGCAGACCAGGCCCGCTAGATCAAGCTCTGAGGCTTTCTTGCCGGTGCCTGACCAGTAGAGCTGCTCGCCTAGCCACCGGGCGCCGCAGCGTGAGCAGGAGCGGGCTTCCATGGCGGCATCGGCGGTGGTTGCGGCAGGTTTCCGGTGCAGACGGGAAAGCTCAGACATGGCGCTACCTAAGACCGCACAGGAGCTGTACGACCTGCTGGTGGGCGATGCGGTGGTGGCAGCGGCTCTAGGCAGCTACACCCCCCGAGGGGGCACGGCGATCCCTGCCATTGCGGTGGTGCGGCGCAATGAATCCCTGCCCGAGGGGTTGGCGGTGACCGGCCTGGAGGTGGTGATCCTCAACAACCCCGAATACACCACCGAAGCGATGCTGACCGGGGAGCAGTCGCTGAACCCACAGTTCAGGTTGTATATCAGCGAGTGGTCACCGGCAAGCGACCTGTTGGCCCTGCAGGCGCTGACTCAGCGGATCATTGCCCTACTACCGGGCTGCCGTGCGGTGTCAATCAGCGGTGATCAGCGCGGGCAAGGAGACCCGAACGGGCAGGGGATTGGCGTGCTCGATCAGTACGTCATTGCCTGGACCAACCCAGATCAGTACGTCGTGACACCAGGAAGCTGAAATGTCAAACGAATGGGTGATCAAGGTTACGGCCGATGTTAAAGGCGTGCTCGATGCCTCGCGGCAAATCGGGCAGGCGGGCAAGACAGCGGGGCAAGAGTTCCAGGCGGGCTTCGCAGCTAATGACAAACTGCTGGAGCGGCTGCGCAATCAGCTCAAAGAGCTAAGTCAGGGGCTTAGCAGCAACGCCACCACCCTTGGGGGGCTGAAAGCCAAGCTCGGCGAGCTGGGTCAGACCCTGGACAAGGCTGCTATCGGTTCTAAGGAGTTCGTGGAGACTCAAAAAGAGATCGCCAAAACACAGCAGGAGATCAACGTAGCCCTTAAAGGGTTTGGAGCTGGTGAAGCGACCATCAGCGGGCTTCGCAGCAAGATAGCTTTGCTAAATGAAACATTAGATCAAACGGTGGTTGGGTCTGAGAAGTTCATTGCAACGCAGAAACAAATAGCGCAAGCTCAAGATAAACTCAATGCAGCACAAAAAGGATTTCAGGGTAACGAGAAAAGCATTGAAGGGCTAAATAATAAACTTGCTGATTACAACAAGGCATTACAGAAAGCCGAGATTGGCTCAAAAGAGTTTGTTACTGCTCAGAAAGGAATAGCCAAAACACAACAAGAGATCAACACAGCATTAAAAGGATTCGATGGCAACGAGAAGTCAATTCGGGGTTACAGGGATCGATTGTCAGAGCTGAACCTCACCCTAGAAAAATCTGTAATTGGCTCAAGAGAATTTAAGCGGGCACAACAAGAAATTGCTGTAGCTCAAAAGCAAGTTGACAATGCCTTAGGGCAAACCAGCCTGGCAGCTAAAGCTTTAAGCGTAGTGCTGCAGGGTTTGGGCGCCATAGGGGTTGGGGCTGCGGTAGTTGGGTTCTTAAAGGACTCAGTTACCAAAGCTGTAGAGCTGGAGACGATCGGCCGAAAGCTCTCTAATACCCTTGGCCCGCAAGGTGCAGCCGGTGCTTTGGGCTTTACCCGTGAGATTGCCGACACGCTGGGCCTGTCGTTCAAGGATCTGGCCAACAACTTCGGCAGCTTCACTGCGGCAGCAACGGCAGCCGGGATTCCTCTGCAGCAACAAAAGGATCTGTTCTCAGCGGTGGCCAAAGCTGGCCAGGCGCTGGGCCTCTCCACTGACGAGATCAGCGGCAGCCTCACGGCCCTTCAACAGGTGGCATCAAAGGGCACCGTGTCGATGGAAGAGCTGCGCGGTCAGTTGGGCGAGCGAATGCCGATCGCCCTAGCTGCTACTGCCAAGGGGCTTGGGATCAGCCAGCAGGAGCTAATCAAGCTGGTCGAGTCGGGTCGGCTCACCTCCACGGAGTTCTTCCCGGCTTTGACCAAGGGCCTAAACGACTTGACAGCAAGCGCGGGCGGGGTGCCCACGGCAGCGCAGAACTTTGCCAAGCTGCAAAACGCTTTTGATGATCTACAGGCCAGCTTTGGAACCAGCCTGCTGCCTACGATTACTCAGCAAGTATCGAATCTGGCCGGTGCGTTAGAAGGGTTGAAGGTTGACACATCAGCGAGGGATTTGCGGCAGTCGTTTGGCTTAACGGCAGATGAAGCAACGCAGCTAGTTGGTGTTCTTAAAAACATCAGCAAAGAGTTTGGTGTAAGCGATCAACAGGCAAAAAATCTGTTGAGCAGGGCTATTGCCAATACAGGCGCTAGCCGTGATTGGTTTGGTGAATTAAACCTAGGCGGTAAACAGTTTACACAAATACAAACAGAGATCCGTACACTAGCCAAAGACTTTGTATCAACTCAGCGGGACATACTTGGTGAAACCAATGCCGTTAGCGCAGCCGAGAGTGCCCGACTGACAAAGGCAAAAGAGCAAAATGCGGAAAAAGCTAAGGAGCTGGTAACACAGGCGCAGCTAGCAGAAGCGGTAGGAAAAACACTGCAAGCGGAGGCCAGTGGGCGTGTTTCCGTTCAGCAGGCTAGTGTTAACCTTGGCCAAGCCCTAATCAACCTAGAAGATTCACGCTTTAACATTATCCGCAACCGCAACAGCTTTGAGCTGAAAGATGCCCAGGAGCGTAAAGCCAGCGAAAGGGAGTTGGACGAGATCAAGCGCGACGGTGAAGCAATCGAGCAAGCGGCGCTGAACTTTAAGTTTACGGCACTAACCCAACAGCAAACCCTGCAGAGGGATTTAGTATCCTTACAGCAACAACAAGCCACATTAGAGGCCAACCTGGCATCCAATACAGCAAGGCTAGAGGTTAAGAAAGCGGAGCTAAAACTAGAGCAAGCTTCTATTACGGGTAATGCCGAAGCTAGAAAAGAGGCAGAACTTGGGCTGCAGATTGCTCAACTGGGATTAAACGCTGCTGATACCAAGCTACAGATTCTGGCCAAGACTCAGCCGATTGAGGAGCGGATCGCCAACGCCAACAATCAAACAGCCCGCAATGCAATCATCGCCGAAGCCGCTAGCAGGGGGCTGGCCCTGGCAGCAGATGGCACTTTCCAAAAGGTGAAGGGCACCGCCGACCAGTTCAAGAGCGTGGGCGACTCCCTGAAGGTTCCCCTAGCCCAGCAGGGTGCTTTCGCCCAGTTGGCTAAGGATGTAGGTCTCCGAGTGCGTGATACCGGCAAGGGCTACTACGAGATCGGGCAGGCGCTAGGCAAAGGGGTTGGGCCCGCTTCAAATGACATTAAGAACTTTATGGGCGTGGCTGCTAAAGCTACGCAAGGGGCCAAGACGCAGGCATCAGGACTGGCTAGCAATATGGACAGGGCTGCTGATTCGGCCGATAGCTTCTACCGCTCCCTGGCGGCAGCCTCCGGCCTACCCACTTCCCGCTTTATTGGTGGCCCGGTCGATGCTGGTAAGACCTACCGGGTGAACGACGGCCCGAGTGGCCTCTCCCTTGGCCAAGAGGCGTTCCTGTCCGCTTCCGGTGCCTTGTCGCTGATCAACAAGCCGATGAACACCCTCTGGACGGCCCCCTCCCGTGGCACGGTGATCCCTGCTGCGGTGACCAGCCGCCTTAAGGAATCCGGGGTTCTAGGCGGTGGTGCTGGTAAGGCCTACATAGTGAGCAGCGGCCCGAGCGGTATGCCTTTCGGGTATGAGGCGCTCCTGTCGGCTTTGGGTGCCCTTTCGCTGATCAACAAGCCGCCGAGCAGTTTGCGGGAAGAACCCTCCCATGGCACGGTCAACCCGGCCGATGTGACCACCCGCCCGAAAGAATCCAGGGCCATAAGCGGTGGTGCCGATCAGGCCTCTAAATTCATGCCCTCTGCCGATGGACCCCACCCTGCCCGCTTTACGGGTGGCCCTGTCAATGCTCGCCAGATCGTCCGCATCAACGACGGCCCCAGCGGTATGTCGCTCGGCCAGGAGGCGTTCCTTTCAGCCTTCGGTAACCTTTCGTTAATCAACAGACCGCCTAACAGCCTGTGGCAGGCGCCTTCCCGTGGCACGGTGATTCCCGCTGATGTGACCGCTCGACTTAAGGAGTCCGGGGTTGTAGGTGGTGGTGCTAGTAAGACCAACCGCATAAGCGACGGCCCAAGCGGCATGTCGCTTGATCAGGAGGCATTCGTGTCATCCTCCGGCCTTCTGTCGCTAATCAACAGGCTGTGGCAGGCTCCATCCCGAGGCACTGTGACTCCTGCCGGTGCCACCAGCCGTGCGAAAAAGCCCGAGGAAAAAGGCGATGGTGCGAACCGGCCCTACCGATCCCCGGCGCCTGCTGCTGGACTCGCCCCTGCTCGATTCGCGGGAGGTCCTGTCAATGCTGGCCAGACCTACCGGATCAACGATGGCCCCAGCAGCGCAAGCGTCGATCACGAGGCTTTCCAGTCAGCTTCTCGCGCCTTGTCGTTGATCAACAGGCCCATCAGCAGCCCTTGGATACCCCCCTCGCGTGGCACGGCAATCCCGGCCAACATCACCAGCAGCCCGAAAGATTCCAAGGCTCAGCAGGGCGGCGGTGCCGGGGTGCTGCGTGGTGGCTCTGATCCGGCGATGGCGCATCTGGCCCTTGCTGTTGGAAACCTGAGCCAGGAAGTGGCTGAGCTGAGGCAGAAAGCGTGGAACGTGTCGGTCGGGGTGCGCGGCGATGGGAGCGGCCTGAAGCTGGCGCAGACGATGGCGCGGATGCGCTGAGAGTGACCTAATGGCCCTGCAGCTCAGCTACGGAGCCTCAACCTTGACGCTGCGCTACCTGCAGGCGCAGCCGATCGGGTATGCCGAGACTGAAACGGAGCAGGGCCTGACGGCAAGGCGGTTCAGCGTGGCGGGGATGTGTACTCCGGCGCAGTGGGTGACCTGCTGCAGCCTGTTTGATGCGTGGCAGGCGGCCAAGATCCTGGAGTCGCCAACCCTGACCAGCCGTGCTGTGGGGGCCACCGTAACCCTGACCTGCGCTGCCCACGGGCGAAGCGTCACCAGCCTAGCCTGCTGGTTCACCGGGGCTCCGGTTGCCGAGACGGTGCAAGGCGGGGCATGGGTAAAGGTGTCGTTCACCCTTATCGACGCAAATCAGCAGCTTGCGGTGCTGCTACGCCAAACCGAGAAGGGTCGCCTAGGTGGTGACGCCTTCCTTCCTGCCTACGGGTCGATCACGCTGGGAACCACCACGCTTGCCCTGCTGGATCAGCCTGAGGGCTTTGAAGATGGCCCGACCCTGGAGCCCACCAGTACCGGGGGATTCGTGGCACGGGGGCCCCTGGTGGCTTCTGAGGTGCGAACCGTTCGTGGAGTCACCAATTCCGCTGGCTGGACCTCGGTGAAGGCCTGGTTTGCATCCACCATCGCAGCCCGCCCTGGCGCTACCGATTTCTGGCCGGTGGGTGAGCTGGGTTTAGAGCGGGATCAGATCGTGAGCGGCGGGGCAGTTGTTGAGCGGTACATCGTGACCGTAAAACTTAAGCGGAGGGCGAGCTGATGCCAGCGGCACCGGTTGACGTTCGCGCCCAGGTATTCAGCAACCTGGGAACCGTGATCAGCGGTCAGCTCTCCGATGATCCGGTCGCGCCGGGAGTTGGCCTGCTGCGAACGCAGGGAGAGGTGGTGATCAGCGGCCTAATCCAGCCTGTTAAGGGCACCGAACTGAAACTAGGAGTGCGCTCACCCGGCGGAAGGCTCACGCGGTTTCCCAGGCGCTTGCGGGTAATCAAGGCTGATAGCGACCCGATTGCCAATGAAACCACCCTCACGGTCGGATGCCTGCTGGCCCTGAAGTGGAATTACGTGGTGCCTGAGATTTACTACGCGATTGACTACCCGACCTGGACACCGGTTGATACGGCAGCAGGATCAACGCCGAACATCTGCTTTTTGGGCAGCGTGTTAGCCGTCTGCTTAGATCGCTGCTCGATCACACAGGCTACCAATAATCCGGTAGTGCCATGGGCTAAGGCGATCAGCAGCATTGACCTATCAGATGGCTACCTAGAGATTGCCAGCAAGATCATTGCCGAATCTGCAATGTACGGCTTCATCGACGCAAGCGAGAAGCTACGGCTACGCCGGGTGCTTATCCCTGCCAGTAAGGGGCCGTTCCTGACAATTAACGACACCATCACCATTGAGGCGATTGGCAACCCCCCGCCACCTGAGCAAATCACGATCAGCTACGGGCAATCGGTCTGGCCCACAGTGGAAACCTCTCCTAACTACAAACCAAAGACGCCGGGGGATGAGGCGTACACCTGGAACACGGGGACCAACTGATGCAGAACTGGACCCTACAGAAAACGATCAGCCCTGCTGAGACTTTTCTAGTTGATTACAAAATCAAGGTAGGCGATTCTACGCAAACCCGAGTTGACGAGGTGAGCTTTGCGCCAACATCAGAGGTACTGACAGAATATACAACTTTGGTTTATGTCGATAAAGACGGCAAGAAGCAAAGCCAAGACGTTGTAGCAAATACCATTTCAACGACGACAACCTGCGTCGCAGCCGCTAACCCGACCCGCTGGAAATCAAAACTAGAAGCAGGCAGCCCAGCCTTTCCTGGCGCGGTACTGGTCAAGCGAATCGAAACGTTTAACAAATACATCATTACAGAAGACGGGCCTGTAGAGCGCGAGATCACAACTTATGAGTATGAGCCAACCATCGCTTTTGCCGGTGGTTTGGCAATCGAGAACTACAAAAACATCGACCTTGGTGTTGGTAACATCTTGTTGCGTAAAACGATTGTCGAAAAAGAAGAAAACAAGGCAGCCGATCTGACATTGCAGATCACAACCACCTACCAGGCGTGGGGGGCTACTGCCAGTGGCAAGACGGTTGCTTCTGTGATTATGGGTGGCATTAAGAGAGCTGCCGATGGTGATCGGATCAGCGGCACCTATGCCCTTGTCGATCGGATGAGCGCCCTGGTCTGCAGTGGGGTTGAGAAGAGTATCAACACCGGCCGAGGCCTCGCCCCCTCTCAGCCCACCGCCTTGGATCAGCAGAACGACAACCTAAGAAACGTCCAAGATTCCCTTAACAGCAACGGTAGCTGGGATATTAACAACCCCAAGGGCGACGCATACAAAAGCCAGGTCGTTGATCTGTCGTTCGGCTCTGACGCAATCAGCAACACGGATAAATATGACATGGAGTTTGCCCCAGATAGCTATCTGCGCCCCGCTGACGATGCTGGCGACAACGGCACCGGTCTGAGCTACGTCTACCTCTCCAGTGCTGCTGCTGCCTACGAATACGGCAGGGCGATCCACTACATCCTGTCAGGGATGGCTAATGGCAAGAGCATCACCACCGAGCTGCGCAACCTCCCGAGTGAGCCGATGGGCACCCTCTACTTAGAGGCGGCGGGCACCGTGGGGCGGTTCCGCGCTAATGGCACCACCTTCGCGTTTGACTCT